TGGGGACAAACGTAATGGTGTCTATGATCTTCATTTTCTTTGTCCCTGCGCCAGGGGTTTTCCCATAGATGTTTTCCAGTCGTTTGGCAACCTCTTCATGGACAGCATACCGCCCAGTTAGAAGAACATTAGGGTTACCCGCCTCATCAGTGAACCCCACATATTTCCCTTCAAATGCCGGTCCAATTTCGGGAATTCTATAATTATTGAACTTAGTAATGCTAGGGTCTGCAACTGGTTTCGCTATACCCGTCTTTTTCATTCTATCTATAAGCATCATCTGCTGGCGATACCGCATCCCCTGCATATGTGAGATGCGCCACTGTTCAAACGGGTTCCAATTAAGTGGCTCAAACTCTAAATCCCTCATCTCGTCCCATGTTTTTTTAACACGCGCCCGGTCAAATACGGGCCTCTCCCCAACCCTGCCAGTACTTTTCCAGTTTTTAAATTCCTTAACCACACTCTCTGGAGGTTTCCACCCTCGATAGAAATAATGCTCCACAACCTCCATGTCTGGGGAGACTTCCCTCCTAAGCATTTCCTCCCAGTTTGTTAACTTGCGAAGTTCGTCATATGCACCTCTAAGTGCAAGAGGGGCCAGATCCTTATTCTCACTGTGTAGCGCATTGAATAGCTGATCCATCACCCCTTTCCGCTTAGTATATTCTGCCTTGATAACCGCTCTGCCTTCTATATTAACCGCATACCCAAGGCGAATAAAGATTTGTTCCGCTCTCCTAACCATATCCAGTGATGCCGACTGCGCGGCATTTATAGCCCCTTCGTGACGACGCAGCATTGTCAAAAGATACGGGATATTCGTTTGTCCCCCTTCACCTTCCCAAACGGTCCCTTTCCACCCACCAATTTTCTTTCCAAACACCTTTGGGGTCTTCCCAAACACCTTTAGGGTTGGAGCCTTTAGTCTGAGTCCTCTCCCAGCTAGAAACTCTTCTTCCCCAGGAGTTGCTTCGCGGCGGAGTTCTTCAAGAATATCGTCGTAAGTCTTCTCTGCCGCAGCCACACGTCCTGTGGCAGCAGATTCTTCAGGCACAGATCTGACGCGCATACTCGGATCAAGTTCGCGCTGCAAAACAAGTGATCTGGGAATCCTAACTTCTCCTGTAGGTTGGCCCGTAATAGTTTGCTTGATATGCCCTCGAACTTCCGACCCAAATTGTCGCAACTCTTTGATAGACTTCCTTGGAAAAAGACTTTTCAAGAATGCAACATACAGTCCATCATTTTTAGATTTAGTTTTCTGAGAAATAATAAAGAACGCCTTGTCGATATCACTTTCAAATCGGGGTAGATAAGTTAACCTCCCCAGATTATAACGAGGCTTTGCCCCCCTAAGCTTCTTTGGCAAACTTGGATCTACTAAGATTTCTGCTGCCTCACCCGTCGCTCCCGCGGGTGGTGGAAATGATTCTGGAAATGGATCAGTAGCCTTAATATAATCACCAGCTCGTTCGTTAGGGACGAGCACATCAAGATCAAATAAAGCTAATTGACGCGGAACAAATCGTGGCGCTTGTCGCATACCAGCTTGCTCTACCGCCTCTTCTGCTACCTCTCCAACTGCTCCCGCAACAGGTGCGGCGGTGGGAGTGGGTATATCAGGCGTGACCGGGGATGTTGGAATATCTGGCGTGACCGCCCCCGCAACAGGTGCGACGGTGGGAGTGGGGGAGGGAGATGGGAGCCTAGCTACTGCCGCATCTCTAACTTTTAGAGCCTCATCAAAGTCGTCAAAGATGGGAATGGAATCTCTAATCTTTCCGTATCCCCCAGCCCTTGGAACCTCTAATAATCCCGATACGCCATCAACATCACGCACCATGAGCACGATGTCTGGTTCACCCAAAAGTTCGTAATTCCAACCCTCTGGTGCATAGTCGGGATTGAATCGCACACGAGCGGCGGGCCGCCAGCCGTGTCCCGCGTACAGGTTGGGGAGCATTGCGCCGATGTCGTAAGCGTCAAGGGTTCTAGACACCTTCGATGCTTCGTTGAGAAGAGGGCCTATCCGCTGTGTCGATGCTATATCTTTATAAACAGAAACAAGGTCGCCATCAGGAGTGACAGCAACACCAGCGGTATCATCAGGGGTTAGATAGAGTCTTGTGGTAGGGTCAGAGTAGAAGGCTGGGTCTTTGACCTCAACTGCTGCTCCGTAGGGATGGGTTTCTCTAACCCGTAGTATTCCCTGATAGAAGCCTCTTCCTCTGGACTGAGGTTCAGCAACATATGTGTCGAGAACGCCTTCTGGAACGCCGCTTTCGTCGATTCCTTGCTCATAACGTGTCCTCCCTAACTTACTTGCACTAGTATACACTGGTCTTCTTAGAAGGCCAAGTCCTCTCCCAACCCCTTTGACTCCCCTTACTAATCCTCTCCCGAATGCCTCCTCAGCCTCCCACGGAGCGCGTAAGGTATGCCCTATTCCCCGCACCCCTCTCTCGGCCCCTCTCGCAACTGTGGGTCTGATAGCAGAGGGCGCTACTTGAGACAGCCCCCTTGCAATTGGAGCTGATTTGGCTAGAAGTCCTGTGCCGGCAGCCCACGGAATCCCTGTGGGAAGAGCAGCCGCTAATACTTCAGACGCTCCCCAATACCCAGGCCCAGCATCAAGTATATCCTTATAGGCTGTCATCCCAGCATCCCAGTCTCCCTGCTTTCGCAGTTCGTTGAATGCTCTTCTCGCTTCAGTTAACTTTTCTCTGTCTGGTAAGAAGTCTGCGAATGAGGTAATCGCAGACTCTTCCCCAATCTGCTCCCTTAGTTTTGCAGAGTCGTAAGGGAAAAGTTCGTAAGGGTTCAATAACTGGCTAAGGACCTCTCCTCCAAGTCCCATACCGCCCAGCTCTCCCCCTCTCGCAACATACCGTAAGGGAGTCGAAATGGGCTCTACCACTTTAGGTAATAGCGGTTCGCCAGCTACTTTCATAACCGAATCTGCTGGAGGCACAATGCGCGGATTGATTAAAGCGTCAGCACTCTGTCCAAGAAAACGCAGGAAACCTTGCGCTGCTTCCCCAAGATTTATATCTGGGAGTTCTATAGCCAAAGCTGAACCGAACCCGCCACCAGAATCCCGACGCTTCGCGGTGGATTCACCCCTGAGCCTACGTAGCTTCTCCCGTATTTCGTCTCTCTCTGTCGACATTAGTAATTAAACAGGAACCTCGTCCTTGGGTTAGAGGCCATCCCTGTCACTCCTCGTGTTGATTGTGGTAATGAAGAATACCGTGCGGTCCACGGATCTGTCTCAAGGAAATCCATAAACGACATAGGAGCGCTTCCGCCCCGCATGGCTGCTCCGGCAGTGCCGTAGTAGTCCTGTAGTATGCTCTGGTATTCATCCCCGAAAAATCTTCTTCTCCTTGGGCTACGCCCAGCAAACCCAAGCCCTCTTGGGGAGCTGTAATACTGTGCCGGCTCAGACTGTTCAAGAACCTCTTGCCACCAACCTGGGTTAAACCCTTGGAATGTAGTTGGTTCTATGTGACCTGGTATATGTGACATAATTTCTGTTAACCCCTCTCACCCTCTTGTGCGATCTGAGTTGTTAAACCATATCTGGGAAGCACCTTTGGAGCCTGTCCCGGGCGTGGAGATACGAACCAATTAAGGAATGATTCTGGATTAGCCCCCAGCGCAGCCCTTCTGTTTTGTAGATTAGCGACAGCACTACGTATGGCATTTGCAAACTGCCCGCCATAAGCTCCACCGGTTGGTTTTTGCAGTGCAAGAAGACCAGCAATCTCTCGCTGGTTTTGGAGAGATTGCGCCCCTCCTTGAGGGCCGAACATAGAACTTAACCAGGCAGCTCTTGCAAACTCCGGGGTCCCTCTTTCGTGCGGAGCTACAAATTTACCCGGGTCTGTAATCCCAGCTCTTCCCGCTTCCATTGCACGAGTTATCAACTCGTTAGGATCTGAATACGCAAAATAATTAGGAGCTGTTCCAGTAAATCCCCCTTCCGCATAGGGAGCCCAGTCCCGGAAATACTGCGCCATTGTCGGATCAACACCCTCCCTCATATCCATAGCCATTTCAGGAGCCGCAAGCATATACCTTGCCTGGAGCCTTCTTCCTAGTTCCCTCGCAGGGGTGCGAACTTGCCAGAAGGGATCCATCTGCGCTTCAACCCCAGCCCACATCTCCTCTGGGGTGCGCTGATACGCTGGGATCCATCCTTCGTACTCGGGGAGGTCTGCAAGGTTAAAGAAACCCTGATCCATTTTGAGTCCAGCTGCTGTCAGATCAGGCGAATACAGATCACTAGTCGGATCATCCACAGAACCATCGAGATTACGTGGGTCTATCGTGCTTACCGGATCCGAATCCAGGGCCTCAATGTATTCTAACGGATCACCTAACGGCCCCCCTAATTCTGGTTCTTCTAGCACATCTTCCATTGAAGGTGGTAGGTCGCTCCAGCCCCCCTCTGACCAGATTGAATCTCTAAGCCTTTCCACCTCAAATGCCGACAGGCCACGCTCAAAGGCGACCCTTGCAAAAGATGCAGAGTCTAACCACCCACGCACCTCTTCATCTGAGTACTCTTCTCGATTAAGACCTTTAGCGATAGACCCAGCAGTCATAAAGTGAACACGTGTAGGGTCCAAGTACTCTGCGCTAAGAGACTCATATAACTCACTTTCAAGACTTTCCATTAGTCCCAGTAGTCGAGAACCACTTGTCTCTCCGCCTCCAGTTACTTCTTGGTCCCCCGCCGCGGTCTGAGCACCTATAACAGGAGTGAGCGGATCAAACAACGGCTTTCTGATAATTCTACCATTGTCCATATAGTATTCGTCTGACGAGTAGAAGTAGTCTCCAACGTACCAACCTCCTACGTCTGCTATTGGAATTATTGTATTCCCTTCGGAGTCGAGGCCCTGGGCGGCGAGGGCCTCAGCCCTCGCCTGATCCATTGTCCTCATGCCCGCCGCATCTATAGCATCACGCCATTTTTGCGCCTCTTGAGCTGCATTATATTCTTCCATTGCGGCACTCGCCGCCCCCATGCTGGCGTTCCTTGCTTCTGCTTCAGCCCTAAGATTATTCATGAAAGCAGAATCAGCATCTAAAATATCTAATGCCGTGAAATACGCATCTTCCTCAAAATCTGCCAGATCAAGGTCGTCGTACTCAAACCCGTAGACAAGATCTTCCTCCTCATCGACCTCATACCCAGCTAGGAAATCTGGCTCATCTAAGTCCGCAAGTAAATTCCCAAACATATTCGGTATGTTGCTGTAGTGAGTAGGCATTTATATTATCCCTCCTTGTGCGCCGGGTCTTGGAGTCCCGGGCGGTACGAGTGGTCCTGCCTGTGGTGTTGGGATTGGCGGCGGGACTCCCATCATTGCACCCGGCATTACTGCTGGGTTAATACCAGGGGGTCCGCCATCGGGTGACGGAGGAGGTGGTCCTCCCATCGGCCCGCCCGGTGCGTCGCCAGGAGAAGGTGGCCCAGAGATTATTGCCTCTGCCGCTTTCCGTTTCTGCATAAGCATCATCATCAGTTCATTTGAATAGAACTGAACAAGGTCATCCCGTCCCTGTCTCTCTGCCGAGCGGAGCAGTGTCCACAGTGCAGCTTCAGGAAGCATCCGCTCCGCGATCTGCTCATTGATGGAATCGTTCATCTGGTCAGCATCCTGTATCGCAAGAATCCTGTCCCTGATTGCTTGGTCGGAGAGCAGCGGGGTCGGTCCTTCCCGTGCGATCTGCGCCATCGAGAACTTCACCATGTCGTCCTGCGGGAGTTGCCCGACGAGGTTGACCACTGGCTGTCCCGTTTTCTTCAGGTCATTTGGGTTTATATTCTCCGTGAAGTACACCCGGTTCCTGTCCATCCCTGAAACATCCATAGACTTAAAGGAACCTTCCGAGTACTGATCGGAGATCAGGTTGAAGATCATCTGGTATGCCCGCTCCGTGCCTCTCAGGTATTTATTCACGATTGTTTCAACGCCCTGTCTCAGGGTATTGATCGCGAATCCAGAGAGCTGGAACGGCACTTCGCCGTACACCGAATAGGGGATAGAGCCTCGCTGCATCTCTCCAGATACGAGCGTCATGAACGCTCCTGTCTCTCTCGACATCTCAAGGAGCCCGAGTGGTTCCACGTTCTCATTCTGAGCGAGTGAGATTTCAGACCCTTCGAGGTACGGGTCTTCATCCAGTGATTTCGTTCCGTCGCGGGAACGCACGATAAGTCCCTGCCGTCGTGAACGTGCTGTCAGTTCAAGCATGGTACTCATCATGAGGTTGTGTTTCGGATAGAGATCCCTTGTCGAGCGGAACACGGACTC